AAGTTTTGTTTACATAATCTTTTAAACTTTGTACATGCACTGGTTAATAAACTAATTAGAATTTCCTGTTGCACACCTTCTAAATATAACAATAAATCAGGATCAGTAATCTTATCTTTAAATTTGTCAAACATAACTTTATATTCAGTCATCTATTACCTCCTAATACGAAGGTCGTAATTCAACATCAAGTGCTTTTTGTAATGCATCAATTCTATTTCCGGAGTCAAATTCTTTGTTATCAATAAGAATTCGTGCCTTTGCTGCAATATTATCTTTTACACCTCTTGACAACTTTGAAACAAGTTTAATTATTTCTTCCGGTGTCATAGTAAAGATTTTATCTAAGTCCTCACCAACAATGGCGTTTTCGTAGTATTTTGAAACTTCTAAGAAGTTATAAACATCAGTAGCGGTGTATTCGTCAGTGTCTTCAAAGAAAACCCAATTATTGACATAAAAACTCTTGCCCGTATTTCTCATAGAAATTAATTCAGATAACTCAATATATTCGATTGAGCCATAATCTTCCCAATCTACACGATATCCATTAATTCTAGTAGATACATATACTAACTTTCCTTGCACACCACTCCTACAAGGTATCATTGTATCTAAAGGTATCTTTTTCTTTACGTTTTTAACAGGTAGGTCAACCTTTACATTTTCCTTTGTTTCTGCTTTACTTCTTGCTTTATATTCAGCCTCAAGTTCTTTACGAATTTTAGCTTCAAGTTCAGCTTTAAGCTTTCCTTCTTCTTCGAGTCTTTTAGCTTCTCTTTGTTCAGCAGTATAAGCCATTTTATTTCCTCCTTTTATTCAATATAGGTGGAGAGTTATTCACAATCCACCTATATAATGTTTTATATATTATTTATTAACTAATTCTGTAGCAACCAAATACTTCACTCATAACGATACCGGTGTTGTATCTCTGTGCCATCATAAATTCCTGAGATAAATCAGCGTTATCAGTAGGATTGCCCGGAATAATTAATGTATCACCTTCAGTTACCATCTTGATAAACTTGTCATCGCCAGCAACTACATGAAGATCAGTGTCATTTAAGATAAATGTAGTACCACCTGCTTTATGACCATTATTCATAGCGATAATCGGGGTTGTACCAATCTTACCAAAGTAACCTACATTGTATAAATCTTCTAAAGCGGAATCGGCAGAAGCACCAGTAACACCAGTGATTTTTCTAACTGCTTGCTTAGAACCTAACACGTAAGCGGTCTTGCCAGTTGCAGCTTCAACATGGTCGATCAATGTAACGAGATCTGTTGCTGCAAAGGAGCCTGTTACCTGATAAGGAGCAACTAACTTAGCATATGTAGCAGCGAATGCTGTATAGATATCCTGATTAATCTTAAGTAAGAAGGATTTAGAAACTCTGTCAATCAATTCGTTAAAATCAATACGTCCAGATAATACTCTGTTGAGTTCTTCATAAATCTTAATACCTTTTAACTGAGGAGTTACGTAAACAGTCTCTCCACCAACTAAACGCTGTCTTCTAACGCCCTGTGTACCCTCTGCAATGTCAGCAACTGTAAATAAAGATGCATCTTGTACAATAAAAGAATCCTGATCACCAAGAGCCTTATTTCTAAAATCTACAAACCTAAACAGAGGAGAAGAAGCAGGAAGCCCTTCTAAAACTGTCTTAGTAACGATTTCTTCAAGAATTGCAAATAATCCATTGCACTTACCATCTCTAATTGCTCTATAATCTAATGTGGTGGAACCATTATTAGCTTCAACCAATGCCTGTCTTAAAACTTCCATAGAATCGGAAACAGAATAATTTCCAGCGATCTTACCCTTGTAAGAATCTACTGCTAATTTTACAACTTCGTTCATTATATGTACCTCACTTTCTTATTGTTTAATATATTACTGTACTTCTACTACGTAGAAAGTCTTAGCACCAACAGTTTCAACAGCAACAACCTTACCAACTTTTGTAGATCCACTTGTCAAAGTAGCAACAACCTTCATAGTGTTTGCAGCTGCTAATTCTACGATTTTACCTACTGTAGGAGTTGCATCAAACGCTTCAACAGTAGCTGAAAAAATGTCACCATTCTGGAAAACGCCAACTCTCAGTACTGCATCAGCTGCATTTTCAAATTCGTCCATGTGTTTCTTTTCGTCATACATTACTTCTGGTGTGCAAACAATACCGAAATATGTAGTATCAACAGCAGGTGTAGCTACCTTATGAATTTCTCTTTCACCAGTAACTAAATCACCAATTGCTACCATCATACCGTTCTGAATTGCAGTAGCAGTTGTACTAACATAATACTTTGCGCTCTTAATGAGTGCAGGATTCTTTGTAAAAGCCACATTGTCTAATCTAACAATACATTTTGCCATAATAAATATCCTCCTTAATCTTTCTTAAATTTCTTAAATAAATCACCATAAGCATCTTTTTGTTCATCTGTTTTCTTTTCAACAGAAAACTTTAAATTTTCCTGTTTCTTTGGTTCTTTTGTGTATTCGGTATGTAATCCTACAATGTAAATACATTCTTTTTCCAATGCTTCAATTGAAAAGTTCTTAGCATTAGTCTTTAATTCTGAAAACTCTGTTGTGTTACCAATTCTTTCTTCAAATTTTTCAAAGACAGTAATTTCATCTAAATTTCTTTGATTATCAAGACTATCTCTTTCAAATTTAACAAGTCTTTCAACTTCTGTGTTTGGGGTGGAGTAATCAAGCTTATACTGATCAAACTCATTTTTTGCTAATTCATAAGAAGCTCTTTCTACTTGTAGTGCCTGATTTTCTTCTACTGTCAACCAAACTTTAACCATCTCTTCGAATTCACCAGAAATAGTTGCAGTTAAATTTGTTTCATCAAAAACATAAATGTATCTTCCGTAATTTGTGTTGTAGTCATTTTCAGTCCAGTGACTTTTTTCAACATATACAAAAGAATCGTCAAAATCTTCAACCCAATAATAAGTCTCTTCTACAACATTTCCGCTTGCATCATAAACAGTGTCGTTTACAAGTGCGTTTGATAAAGCGTCTCTTTTTTGTCTGTAAGTTGCTGAGAAAAGTGTGATGGGTTTTTCGTTGTTACTCTTAAATTCTTCAAGTTTGCTTCTGAAAGTTTCCTCTGTTAACTCCTCGGTTATTTCAAAATTTAAATCGCCTAAAGCTAAGTTAAATTCTTGAAGAATTGCATCTCTAATTTCATCTTTCAATGCATTTCCTCCTTCCTTGATTCCTTCTTTATTAAAATAAAAAGAGAGCTGTTCTTTCAGCTCACCCATTACTTTTGAAAATTCAGTTTGATTAAAATTATTTGTGTATGGCTCTAATCTGGAACTAGGGAAACACGGCTCTGTGTGAAATTCTAAGTTGTCTGATTTACCCAATAATGTTAATGCCGAGAATACAAAATCAATAATATCAGTATAGTTTTTATCTTCGTCGAGTTGTTTCCATTTATTAAAGTCAATTTCCATTGATTGTCCGAAATAAATACTTTCATTGTATATTGCAGACATTAAATCTGGATATCGTTCAGTCCATAAGATTACATTTGCAATTAAATATGTAGCCGTAGTTCCATCGCTTTCTGTTATATCTTCAAATCCGTAAGAATTCTCAACGACAACACCAAATGGAACAGTTAATGACTTAATCTTTAATTCATTATTTTCAATTAGAAATTCAACGTCGTGGGAGCCAACATATAATGAACCATCTTCTTTTTCAATTAAATGTCCAACCACCGGAATATAATTTAACGAATCAATATTTCTTAATACGTTTTCTTTGCTAAAATGTGAGAAATTTCTATTTTTACCCAAAGCCATAACATAACACTTGCATAGTGTGAACTGCTCATTTAATTTTTCAATAGGAGTAAATTTTGCATTGAAATTTAGAGATAATGATTTTTGATTTTCGCTCATTTTTACCTCCTTTCCACAAAAGTCATTTTTGATGAATTACTAAAATAACATTTGCCCTTATAGTTTTCATCATTTATATCCAAACAAAAAAGACTTGGATTATAATCAAATATCCAAATCTTATTTTTGTGAATATCTTCAATTGTATTAATCAAATTAAACTTTTTGGATAGGAGAGTGTCTTTAACTTTTTCATCTGTTACATTTATTAGTTGCATATTACACCTCCATTATTTACTTATTTGCGTTTTCGTCATTTTCGAGAGTTTGCTCTCCTGATTCACTAAGTCCTTCGCCTTTACTGACGTTTGTAGGCTTGCCACCTTTATCGTTGGCGTCTGGAGACAAAGTATTAGAACTAATCAATGGACTCTTAAACATGGTTTCTGTTACTTCAAGAATATCGTTTTCAAGATAACTCAAATTTACAACATCGCTAGGAGTCATACCTAACGAAGATGCATAAAGAAGTTTTGCTCCACTAACGCCATAGGTTGCAGCTTTATTGTACTGATTCTGTACTTCAGTAGAGTTAAAAATACTCTGGTCTAAGAATTTGACTTCAAACAAATACGGTAAATTCATCATCTTAATCTGCTTATTGAAATATCTTGCAACCTGAGTTAACAATCCAAAGGATATTTGTTCATCTGTTTTTGTTGATAACCCCAAACTAGAAGAGCTAACCGCTTTAGCACTACCAAATAATAAACTACTAGTACCACTACTTGCCCATAGTTCTTCTTCTGCCTGACTTACTGCGTCTTGATCTGCTACTGCCGACTTCTGAAATGAAAAATCAGTAATTCCAAAAGGCGAAAGTATTACACCAATACCATCAGGTACATTATTTAATATCTGATTGTAATATCTGGTTGCCATTTCAAAGTCCATTTTAGGGACACCTTCTTCATCAACTTCCATTTTTAAAGAGAGTACCTTGTAGTTATCTAAAGTTGTTTTCATCTTTTTCAGCAATTTATAGTCTTCGAGTCTTAATATGTCTAAGAAAATAGAACAGAAGATAGGTACACTAAATAAAGGATTGCTTTCATCTGCTTTAATACACACTCCGTTACTTGGCTCAAACCAACGTAAATCAACATTACCTTTAATGTTTTTCTTAGGATCACCCTTATATTTCAGATAAGCCATTTCTATCTCGTCGCCATATTCCGGTAAAAGATATTCTCTTGTAATAAAATAATTCAAATCCATTGAGAATGTATAAACACCATCTTCAATGTAAGAGACATCTGCAAATTTTCCATCAAATTGTTTAATATAGAATGATTCAGTTGTTTCATATGTTAACCCATAGAATACACCTTCAACAATGGCTGTAAGTATCATCTTCGGTATTTCGTGTTTTAAATTATACTTTTCCAATTGATATATTACTTTACTGTAATTATCTTTATAATTCTTCTTATTAATCTTTTTTGGAAGATTAGCAGGAACAACTATATGGTTATATGTAGGAAGTTTTGCATAATGTGTAGTTAATCGCCTATAGTGAGAACTTGTTATAAATAAGAACGTACTCATTTGTCTCAGTTCTTTTTCATATTTTTGTGGATTTTCAAGCATTTTAACTACTTTATCTATAGGGTATTTAACAAATATTACACTTTCTTTACGTTGATTCTGTAAGTCTTGTATCATAGTTTTCTTTAGATTGGCAAATGATAACTGTGCAAATCGCTCTAACAGAATTTGTTCTTCTGTTTTTATGTTTTCTTTATTTATTTGTTCCATGATAACCTCCTTTCTTATTTATTTAGTATGATGTTAATTTTGGTTGACGGAATTGAAGCATAGTTGTTGGATCGAAAGATGTGTTTTGTGGTTTATTTAATTTTCGTTCAAGCTGGCATTGCACCCAGTAATTGTAACCAACACTCGAAACACGGTCTTTTCGCATACCAGATTTTTCAAATACTTTAATGTTTACACCTTTCGTTTCATACTCAAGATTAATTAACTCGTTAACCAGTAGTGTAGTATGTATATATGGTAACTGTAATTTAGTTTTATCGGTTGGACTCATCGAATTATATCCACGGATACCTTTCAGTATTTCTTCAGCCTCAAATTCATTGATGAGTATACTAATATTTCCCTGTCTAAAACCTTCACGTAGATTAATATACATATCGTTATTGAATTGTGCGGTAGCTTGAATTGCCCATATGACTTTTGGAGCTTTTTTATCGGTACATCTATCGGCATATACTTGATCATTACAACAACTTAATGGAGGATATACAATTCCATATGTGGGATCTGGTATATCACGGCACAGTGCGTCATATATACCAAGTCCAATACCTTTTACATCAAGTGCTATATCTGTACACTTAAACTGATCAAAAAGTCTTCTTACAATTAAAGCTAATTCACTTGTATGTAGTCCTTCGTGATTTTCGGTGTATATTAAATTGCCAATATATTTATTGTTTTGAGTCGGTAAAGCACTATTTATAAATATTGAAGCAGCATCATTGTTTTGCTTTTTAGACGCTAGTAACGCAACGTCTACAGATAATATTCTACGTTCTCTATTTGCTAGATCAGGTATTTTAAAACGTTTATCGGTGGAAGATAATGGTGGATAGACAGCACTTCTAAGTGTTCTTTGTTTAGATATATCTTCATATGAAAAAAATGCTCCATCTGTATCACCAAACCATAAACATCCCATTTCCATTTCCCATATCATTTCGTTAAAATCAGATTCTGACATTTCATCTTCAACCTGTTCTCTTGATAACAAACCTTCTTTTATAGATAATTGATATGGTAGTCCACAAACAAAGTACTTTTTGTTTTCATCTAGTAATTGTGCCACGTAAGATTTTAATTTATTAAAACTCCAATGAGATTTCATCCATGCTGATGACATATAAAACTCTTTATTTCTCTCTTGTGGATAGTCTTTATATTCTGGTTTATCCATAAATTTTGGATGCCTTGGTGCGGTTAGAAACTTACGTAATACCATTGTAATAATGTTTAAATCAACTTTTACAAATTCGTCAACACACAAAATATTTGCCCTCGATCCACGTCCGGAGTCGCTACTCGTAACAACTTTTATCCAAGAACCATTTTTAAATGTTATTTTTGCATTGTTTTGCCCAATATTACATTCTTTAATCTCATTACAAAGATTAGCCGACATTTTCATTAATTCGTCTTGAATTTTTAAAAGTACCTCATTACCCTGAGATCGTGTAGAACTTGCAATACATATTTTTGACGAAGGAAAAAGAATACACCTTACAACACAAAATAAAGCAACTAAAAAAGTTTTTCCCTGTCCTCTTGAAGCCAAATAAATTGCATAGTTATTTAACATGAACATATATAATAGAATTTTCTGAAATATCTTTAAGTTAATTCCAAGATAATCTTTAACAAACCTATGTGGGTTTGAACGATAATATCCAGCTCTAAAAGCAATGGTGTTCATCAATCTATCTGCTTTGCTATTGGCAACTTCTTTTGCTGTCATTTTTTTAGTTTCAGCCATCTTCATCACCATATTTATTATGATTATCTAAATGACCACCAAAAATTGCATCGAATAGTGCTTCTGAATCTTCTTCGTATTCTGGTTTTTGTACGGTGTATTTGTTCATTTCTGCTTCATACATTCTAGCAAATTTGTTTTTAATTCCAACCATTTTTGCTAAGTGTCCCAAAAAGAATACAGATATATATTTGCCTATCCCGTCTACATCTTTAAATTCATCATCTGGTTCAGGAATTGGCTTTTCGTTTTCCCACAACCTTATTAACTGTCCAAACGTTCTATCTTCAGCTAGAGCATCCATATTTGTCTGTTTAGGTTTTAGATTTGCGGTATCTAATAAATCCTGCAAAGTCCTGTCCAAATCCTTTGTACTTTCTTTTGCTCTGTTAGCTTTTAATAATTCTAATTGTTTAAAACATATTCTTTTAAAAACTTCTTCTTGAGCTTTAGTTTTACATTCATGTCTAGTAACCCAATCATCATATTGTTCTTGTAAAAAAGCATAATCTTCATCTGAAAATCCGGTTCCAAAAAATTTAACAGATTTAAGCTTTGTTTTCTTTGAGTCTTTTACGTCTTCGTAAGTCTCAATAACATCTTCTTTTTCTTCTTGAATACGTTCTGTAATTGTATCTAAATATGTTTTGCCTATCCAAGGTTTAATTTGAATTTTACTCGAATAAGTAGATAGCCTACTTCTGTTTTCGCTTATTTTTTTGCTTGCAGCCAAAGGAGATTCGTTAAAATAAAGACCATACATCATGCAAATATGATCAATTGCTTTTTCTTCGTTGCCCATATAAAAAGATGTTAATTGCTCAAATAACTGATCTGTGCATTTTTTACAAGTAGTAATAAAATTTCCGTTACCTTTATAGGCTTCAAAATTAGTTGGCATGAAGTTGCCTTGCTGTTTAGAATAAATATTTCCACAACATGAGCATATATGTTGTTTGTTTGAAATATCTTCCTTTTTAATATTTAAGTTTGTATTATTGTTTACTTGAGTTTTGGCACTAATATTTTTAGATACCGTTTCAAGCTTAGTATTTGCACCTTTGTTTCCTATAGTGTCCAACCCCTTTCATTCAACTAATAATAGCCACCCAGAATAGAAGAGTAGCAAAAAGACTGATAAGCTATGACACCTATCAGTCCTAAATAAAATTAATTTTTATTTAATAAATTATATCTTTTTGCGTTAAATCCATCTTTATTAAATTCAGATTCTAAATAACAAATATCATCCCATTTTGGAGCAACATAACAAGTAAATTCAATTGAACCATCAATATTATCACTGTTTACTGACTTTAATAAAATCTCACTATTTTTATATCGTTCATCAATTTTATCTAATATCATTTTCTGTAAATCTTCTTGTGTTAAATACATTTTTACAATCTTCATTTACAATTCACCCTTTCATTCCAATATCCAAGTAGAATTCTCACTTTATTCACTTATTCACTTATTCACAATCATTTAATACCTTAAATATATCAATTTCTGTCTCATAGGCTAATTGTTCTCTAACAAATTCCTTGTCAACATCGCTACTTACATAAAGATAATCCATCTCGAATGTTTTATATTTATCATTACCAGTAGCCTTTTCAATGCTAATGTGTAATTCTCCACCTTCAATAACTAAAACCACGCCGTATGCATCATCGTAATCAGCCTTATCGAAATCAATATAATCAATGTGTAAATCTAACTCATTAACGGCAAATAATGTACACATATGCTTTAATATTGCTTCAGCTAATTCCTCCTGACAGATAACAGCAACAGAAGAGTAGTCACCATCATTCTGCTTACTGATATAACCTAATGTATCAAGAACGTCTTCCATTATGCTACCTTCACAGCAGAATGGAGTTACTTCATATCTAATTTTTATATTCTTCATTCATTAACCTTCTTCGTTTAATATTTTAGTTTAAAACTTCTAATTGTGTTTTATCTTTAATTACATTACCATCAATATCCTGACACATATAAATAAATCCTTCTTTTTGACTATTAGTTAGTAACCCATCAGAATAATGAACCTTCTTTGTGTCACAGCAGCACCCCTGTTCAAAAATAGTTGTATTACCTATAGCATACTGACCAACTCTGTGAGTGTGAGCCATTACTAACGATTTAAATTGATACCCTTCGTTTCTAAACCAACTCATTGCCTTTTCAGCAGTCTTTAAAATACCACTAGAGAATGCAGTAGGATGGCAGAAGATTGTCTCTCCAATCTGACAGAACCAACTATCCGTATAGTCTATTTCTACGTCATCAAATACACTAATTAAGGGTTTATATTCAACTTTTGCACGTTCACGTTTATTATAGTGTTTGAAACCATCGACAAAGATTAATTCAAGTGAAGTTTTCGGCATTAGTTCTAATAAATCAGAATCTAAATTCTTAGCAAAATAACTCTGGAATCTGAGATCGTGGTTGCCATATGTAATCGTTACTTTCTTAGGCTTAATAAAATCAATTAAATCAATAAGATATTGTCTGGTTTCAATAAGTTCTTCCATAGGACTAATTCTATATGTCTTAGGAAACTTACTGATTGCTTGGCAGTCACCAACGTCGCCGTTTATTTGAAGAATATCAACCTTGCCCACATAATTCCCAAACGTTTCAATTGGAAGTTGATATGGAACATGCAAATCAGAAACGCTTAAAATTCTATTATGAATTCCGCTTTGTCCCTTAGTGCGTTCATAAATACGACCTCTATTAAATGAAGCATAATCTTTCCGGTATGAACTTTCTCCAAAATTGTTTCCATTCTCAAAATTTAATAAATCAGCAATCATATTTGTATTTAATCCATAAGATTTCATATTCTCAAATAATCTTACAAAATAATCAGTGTAGTCCTCATTTTTACCTCTTTTAATTAAATCTGTTATAATTCACTCATCCTCTCTAATAGAAGAGTAGTACTACCTACTCTAATTTGTTTAAATTGTATAGTATCGTCTATAATATTTGTTCATAATTTACTTGCATAAGTATACATTTCTGTGATATAGTATATTTGGATAAATATGCATTAGTGTAATAATAAAAAATAATAACATAAAATCCAAGTTCTATTTATACTTAGATTTCTTTGATTTCTTTTTATCATCAAGATCATCTTCATCATAATCTTCAGATGAAGTTATATCGAAGCCCATACATACTGATTCGTCGTGCTTCTCTAAATCCACTTGTAATTCTTGTAATGTTTTACTTAACTTTAATACTTTAACAGATACTTTTCCCTTTGGTATTTCAAGCAGAGT